GTGGCATTCACCTATGGGTTTTACAATGCTTTGGACCATGACCGGAAATACAACGCGGAGCAGATCTCAAGGATTTTTGACACGCTGCTGAACGACGGCGTCTTCAGCCATGTGGAGGGCATTTACGGAACGGTGGCCGGCGAGGGCTTACAGGTTATTGTGAAGCCGGGTTTGGCTTGGTTTGACCACACTTGGAACCAGAACGACGCTTCCATGCCGTTGAGCCTCTCTCCGGCGGACGTGACTCTGACCCGATATGACGCCGTGGTGCTGGAGGTCAACAGCGCCGACCGTACCAACGCCATCAAGATTGTTACGGGGACGGCGGCCGTAAGTCCAGCCAAGCCCGCATTGGCCAACACAGAGACACTGCACCAGCATCCCTTGGCCTATGTAAAGGTGGCGGGCGGGGCAACCGCCGTCCACGCCACTGACATCGAAATTACGGTTGGCACCAGCGCCTGTCCCTTTGTCTCCGGCATTCTATCCACAGCCAGCATCGAGGTGCTGTTTCAAGGCTGGCAAGAGGACTTCGAGGCGTGGTTTGACGACCTGCAAACGCAAATGGAAGGCGATGTCGCGACCAATCTTCAGAATCAGATCAATGAACTGAAGGAGGGCGCGCACAAAACCTATACCGGGGCCAACGCGCCAGCCAGCGGTCTGGGCGAGGACGGTGACACCTATGTCAAGACAAGATGACAGCGACTTTGTCCTATTGAACAAGGCGAAGGACCTGTATGTCTACACCTCAGAAGCCGTGGGCAATGACCAAATCATCCCACGGCGAAGATTCCGCATCATCGGGCAACGCCTGGAAAGCCTTGCGCTGGATATTTACTCCAAAACCCAACTGGCCAATGAAAAGAACCGGGAACGGGATTTTGCCGTGCGGCAGAGCTTGCAGGACGAGGTTATTGCCCTTTGTTTGACCTTTGAAGGGCTGGTGAACGCCCTGAAGGCGTCCTCCGCCTATCCCGGCGTCAACGCCCATAAGGCGGAGGTCTGGACTCGGAAGAGTATGGATGTCCGTTATATCTGCGCCGCATGGCGCGACCATGAGCGGGAACGCCGCTCTACATAACTTTGATATTTCCCATGGGGCCGACCTGCATCGTGCAGTGAACTGGTGGCTGCGCTCCTCGAACTCCAGCAACAACAACAACGCGTATAACGTGAACACTGATGGGAGCGTCAACAACAACAACGCGTATAATGCGAACAACTGCGCTCGTCCCGCTCTGGCTTGCAAGTATGCCGAGATCCAGTAACCCTTGTTCAAGGGTGAACGCAAAAGGTTAAGCCAAAGGAGGTCGGACCCCGGCCCGCAAGGGCAAAAAACCATGAAAAAGCCGACGCGCCTCGGCCTGGAAAGGAAGCTGCGCTATCAGCGGCTATTGCTTGATATGACATTTGAGGAATTTGGAAGCGTTCCGGTTATGGACGGAGCCTACCGCAAAACCCGGAGAGGCAAACGCGGAAAGAAGCCGGAGGCCATCTTCGAGCTGCACGAAACGGAAAACCTGATCAAACTTGGCGACTGGATACTCAGCGGCAGTTATACGCCGGCGGAACTGGACGCATTCATGATCTTTGAACCAAAACCCAGGGAAATCAATGCGCCATCCTTCCGGGATAAAATTGTGCAGAGAAACCTTACCGACAACATCGTCTACCCGGCGCTGGCGCCCTCCATCCCGTTCAACGCCTTCGCGGCGCAGACGGGAAAGGGTCAGCACTACGGCCTGGACATGCTGGAGCGGCAGATGCGAACTTATTTTCTGCGAAAAAAGGCAGAGGACGAGAAGCGGCGCAAAGAACAGGGGCTGCCCTACCGCCCCATGGAGGAATGGGACTACTCGGACGGCTGGGTCATCAAGGGTGATGTGCGGAAGTGCTTTCCATCCACCGACCACGACAAGCTGAAAGCGGCAGTCTATCCAAGACTCTCAGACGAGCGGTTTCGCCGCCTGCTGGGGCTTTACATCGACCAAGTGAAAGGACTTGCCCTGGGGCATCAGACCAGTCATATCTGTGCGGTTTACTATCTGTCCAAATTTCTTCACTATCTCAATCAAGATCTCGGCTGTTCCCTCTCTGGCATGTTCATGGATGACTGGTACGCCATCGTGGACAGCAAGGAGAGGGCGAAGGAAGTCCTGGCAAAATCCATCGCAAAGTTCGCAGAGCTGGGCTATGAGCTGAATGAGAAGACGGAGATCTATCCCCTTCGGCATGGCATCGACTTCTGTGGATTCCGGGTCTATCTCACCAGAACTGGAAAAGTGATCCGAAAGCTAAGAACTTCATCGAAGAAAAAGATGAAACGAAGAATCGGTAAATGGGAGAAGGACTATGCGGCTGGGCTCATTACTCGGGAAGAGATTGAGCAGAGCTTTCAGTCGGCCTGCGCCCATTACAAACACGGCAATACCAAGGAACTGATCCGGGAGCTTCGCCGACGGGTTGACGCCATTTACGAAGCGCATGGAGATGTTCCAATAAACAACGAAAGGAGAAACGCAAGTGAGCAAGAAAATCAGCACCCTGGCGGCCGGAAACCTGGTGAAGCTCAACGAAAACGGCACCGCAAAAAAGTTCATCTTTCTGGAACATAACCATTACGGCAAGGGGGAAGTAACCCTCTTCCGCAAGGACACGGCGGGTTTCCGGGCATTCGCACCTAGCGATGGCAGCAGCTACAATGTCTATAACGGGTGCAGTTTGGATGATTTCTGCAATGTGGAATTTGTCGGCCGGCTGGACCCGGTAATCCAAGCGTGCCTTATCCCCGTGCCCATCCCCACTATCCGGGGCCATGTGTACGGCGAGTGGGACTCTACTGTACAGACCCTTTACCGCCGGGGCTTTTCCCTGTCCTGTACCGAGGTGGGACTGTCGGGCGCGGGTACGGAGGGCAAGAAGTTCTCCTACTTCAGCTCCAACGCCAACCGCATCGCCTATCATGACGAGACCACCAAGGCAGTGGGCTGGTGGCTGCGCTCCTCGAACTCCCGCTACGGCAGCAACGCGTATTACGTGTACACTGATGGGGGCGTCTACAGCATCGACGCGTATTATGCGTACTACTGCGCTCGTCCCGCTTTGGCTCTTTCCTCTGAAATCTTGGTTTCTGACAGCCCCGATTCCTCCGGGTGCTACACCATTGAGGACGCGGTCATTGCCGGCGAGCAGTATCAGAAGGTCAACGGCGTGTGGCGCCGGATGTGCTAAGAGGAGGAAATCAAAATGGAGAGAACCGTCATTAAAATTGAGCCGGAATGGAACGGGGCGCACGCCTATCTGGAAGGCGCGGACTATGACCTGCCGGGATGGGCGGAGGTGCCCGCCCAGTTTCAGAGCGTGTGGGCGGCCTATCGGCCGTTCGTAGACCTGACGGTGGACGACACGGGCGCGATCACCGACATGGTGCAGGGGACGGAAACCGGCCCTGACCTGGCCCCTGTGGCGGCGAACAAGCTGGAGGAGCTATCCCAGGCCTGCAACGCCGCCATTGTGGCGGGATGCGATGTGACGCTGCCGAGCGGTTCCACCGGGCATATCGCCCTGACCAATGAGGATCAGATCAACCTCACCAATGCTGTCGGCACCGTGGAAGCGGGGGCGGCCCAGTACCCCTACCACCTGGACGGGGAGCTGTGCGCCATGTACCCGGCGGCGGATATTCTGGCGATGGGCACGGCGGCCACGGCGCACAAGCTGTACCACACCACCTACTACAACCATCTGGCGGCATGGGTGAAGCGGTGCGAGACGGCGGCGGAAGTGCAGGCCATCGTCTACGGCTCTGAACTGCCCGCAGACCTGGCGGAGAACATGAGCGCCATTCTGGCGGCGGTGTCCAATGTCTAAGCGGGCGCGCAAAGCGATATTGAGTATGCTCCTCTGGTTTTGGGCCGGGGGAGTGTACTTTTTTATCGAGGTCTTATGGAAGACGCTGCGGGGACGGCCCGACGCCATCAGCTGGACGATGTTCCTGCTGGCCATCATTCTGGCCATTCCGCTGGAGCGGTGCGGGGCGGAAATGAAGTGGGAAACCCCGCTGTGGGTACAGGGGCTTGTCTGCGGAACGGCCATCACGGCGGCGGAGCTGGCCGCCGGGCTGGTGCTGAATGTCTGGCTGGGGCTGGGCGTCTGGGACTACTCCGGGCTGTGGGGAAATTTTCTGGGGCAGGTCTGCCCGCAATTTTGGCTGCTGTGGTGCTTTGGCTCCATACCCAGCATCGTGATCCTGGACTGGCTGCGCTACGCCGTAGAGGGCGGGGAGCGGCCGCGTTACAATTTTTAGCGGAGAAAGGAGCGTTTTTATGGAACTGTCTGTTATTATCGCCATCATCGGCGTGCTGGTCGCTTTGACCAATGTGATCGTGGAGGTGGCGAAGAAGGCCACCTGGGACAAGCTCCCCACCAACATTCTGGCGCTGATCGTGGGCGAAGTGCTGACCATCGGCGCGGGTATCGCTTATTTCCAAATCAAAGGCATCGCCATCGTCTGGTATATGATCGCGGCGCTGGTGGTGGCTGGTTTCATGGTGGCCTATGCGGCAATGTTCGGTTTTGATAAGCTGCGGGAAATTATGAACTGGGGTGAAAAGAAATGAGGAAGATCATCCCGGAGAACGGGTATCTGGTCTATGAGGACACCCATGAGCGGGTGGTCTTCTATGAGTGCGACCCGGCCAAGAATACCCAGTGCCCGAAGACCATGTGCCGGCTTGAACTGCCGGAGGATGAGGGCGGCTTTGGCTTCTGCACCAAGACCCTCGATCCGGCGTTCCGAAAAGACGGCGGAAAGGCCTGGTATGCTGTGGAGAAAACCCCGGACGAGGGCGAGCCCTACTGGGGACGGGAGTACATTGAGGAGGCGTAACCTATGACAATCCAAGAATGCGTTGCCTATGTGGAGAGCCACATGGAGGTGCGCTACGCAACTCAAAATGGAGCTTACCGCTCTGGGCGGGTCATCTCCAAGCATCAGGGCTGCGTCAACCACTCGGTGGGCTGCGCCCAGCCCAAGGCGAATGTGTTCTTCAACTCCATGAACAAGCCCAGCGCCCAATGGGGCGTGAACGCCATCCTCGGCGACTTCCATCTGGGAGAAGGCCGCATCCTGGTGACGCTGGACCTGAAGGCACGGCCCTGGGGGTGCGGCTCCGGCAAGAAGGGCTCCTGGAACAACACCAAGATTCAGTGGGAGGTCTGCGAGCCCGCCGGACACACCTACGCCGGAGGCACTATGGTGGCCTATGATACGGCGAAAAACCAGGCGTACTTCGACCGGATGTGGAAGATGCTGGTGGCCTGGAATGTGTACTGCGTGGTGAAGCTGGGGTATCCGGTGTCGGGTATCAGCGACCACGCGGAGTCCTACCGGGAGGGCTACGGCTCCAACCACAGCGACATGGGGCAGTGGCTTCCCAAGCATGGTAAGAGCATGGACGCCCTGCGGGCGGAAGTGCAGGCGATTTTGGAGAACAAGGAGGACGAAGAAGTGAATCTCGTTCAATTCAAGGAACTCTGGCATCAGATGCGCAAGGAGCTTCAGGACAACGACAGCAGCGCATACAGTGAACAGGCACGGCAGTGGGCTGTGGAGAACGGCCTGATTGCCGGAAACGGAACGACAGTGGATGGTCAGCCGAACTATATGTGGGAAGATGTTCCCACGAGAGAGCAGCTTATCACCGTCCTGTTCCGTTTCGCCCAGATGATGGGCATGGCATGACAATCCAGATAACCAAACGGAAGAAGCCGGATTATTCCAAACGGCTGGTGTCCGACATCCGGGCTCTGCTTTGGGTGGTAACGGTAGGCGGGTTGTTGCTGGCCGCCTACTGCATCTACAAGGGATACACCGGCTCTCTTCCCTGGCTTTCAGCCATGGTGGGCTTGCCTTGGACTGCGCACGGCGTGGTCTGCTCCTGCTATCTCAGCATGGCAAAGAGCGACCACAAAGCGGGCGGCGTCACTTTTGAAGCCGCAAAGGCGGCAAATTTCCATACGCAGAATCAGGCGGGGAGCCAAAACAGCCCCGCCATCTGACAGACTAACAACTCAGGAGGTACGGGCATGGACCCCATTGTCCAGACGCTGGTCTCCGTCCTTTTGGCTGTCATTGCCTCTTCCGGCTTTTGGACCTTCATGCAGAAGCGAGCCGATAAAAAGGACGCAAAGACTGAACTGCTGATTGGAATGGCCCACGATCGCATCATGTATCTTTGCAGATGCTACATCGAACGGGGCTGGATCACGCAGGACGAGTACGAAAATCTTCGTACCTACTTATATGACCCCTACAAGAAAAATGGCGGGAACGGCTCGGCAGAGCGGAATATGAAAGAAGTGGAAAAGCTCCCCATCCGTCCGAATGATTATCGGGAGGAAGACGGCTGAACCCGCCGGAGCAATTCAAAATGGAGGAGCCGGACAGTGCTTTTCCGCACGGAGAGGGGCGGGGACGCGATACCCCCCTCTATTTTATTGAACAAGGAAACGGAGGTGGGTTATGAGTTACCGGATCGACGGGACAACTATCTACCTCACCAGAGGAGATACATTTGAGGCAAAGGTGGAAGCGAGACTCCCGGATGATGAAGGGGGAGCGGCCTATGCCCCGGCAGTGGGAGATGCCATCCGGTTTGCGCTGAAAGCCGACTATATGGACGAAAAGCCGCTGGTGGTGAAGGACATTCCGTCGGACACCATGCTGCTGGTCCTGGAACCCGAGGACACCAAGACCCTACCCTTCGGTAAGTATGTGTATGACATCCAGATCACTTACGCCGACGGGAAGGTGGACACTTTTATCACCAAGGGGCGGCTGCGTTTGACGGAAGAGGTGGACTGAGATGCCGGGTACACTATCAGGGGCGCTGAGCGCGTCCGGCGTTCTGCTCACAGGAAAACTCTCCGCCGCGTCGTCCCATTCCTATCCGCCTTACACCGGGGACTACGAGGTAACGCCCAAGACCGAACCGCAAACCTTGGACGTTGCGGGGAAGGTCCTAGCGAAAGACCTCGTCGTGAAAGCGATCTCCTACTTTGAAACATCCAACAAAGAAAACGGCTGGACCGTTTATATTGCAGAGGAGATGTAGCATTATGCCTGGAACAAAATATGTCAATAAAGTCATCTATGGCGGACGGACCCTGATCGACCTGACCGGAGATACCATTTCTGCCGACAAACTTCTGACCGGCATCACGGCCCACGACAAGAGCGGTGCACCCATCACGGGCTCCTGCCCCTTTGATGTGGACTCCACGGATGCCACCGCCGCGGTGGCGGAGATCCTGGCGGGCAAGACCGCCTACGCACGGGGACAGAAGCTGACGGGCACCATGCCCAACAAGGGCAGCACCAATCTGGACATCACCACCGCTGACCAGGAGGTGTCCATCCCACAGGGCTACCACGACGGCGGAGGAAAGGCCCGTATCGCCTCCGCAGAGGCGGCGAAGCTTATCGCCAACAACATCCGGGAGGGCATCACCATCCTGGGCGTCCTTGGTACGATGTCGGGCTCCGAGAATATGAAGCCTCAGACCAAGAGCGTCACCCCGACCACTTCGCAGCAGGTGATCACGCCTGACGAGGCGTACAACTGCCTGTCGCAGGTCACGGTGGCGGCTATCCCCTATTCCGAGGCGGACAACCCGGCTGGAGGTACTACGGTCACGATCGGAGGTTAAGCTGAATGCCAAGTGTCAACAAAGTTGTCTATTCCGGAAGGACTTTGATCGACCTGACAAATGATACTGTTACCGCCGCAGCAATGAGGAAGGGCTATACTGCCCACGACAGAAGTGGCGCACAGATTACCGGAACCATTCCGGACCAGGCGGCGCAGACCATCACGCCGGGTACGGCCGACAGGACGATCCCCAGCGGAAGATATTTGGCCGGGACGCAGACCATCAAGGGAGACCCCGACCTGATCCCCGCGAACATCAAGAAGGGCGTCAACATCTTTAACGTGACCGGGACGATGGAGGAAGGGGCCAAGGTCTACTCTGGAACGGGGAAACCCAGCGCCTCGCTTGGGAGCAATGGCGACATCTATGTCAAGACAAAATGAATAAGCAAAGCGGTGCAATAAAACGCGCTTAAGTGTGGGTTACTTCTTGATTATTCCTACATTTGTTGTGTTTGGGCATTGAAATTGCTGGATTTTGTGTTTCTATAATACATTTCATCAAAATTGAAAAATGTTATATTTTAAGCTATCTTTTTGCCGTAACCGCGGAGGAGGTGGGAGTGGTACGGCTGTCGATGCCGTTGGCGTCTCTGGCAAAGACTTCGGCTGTCACCCGGTATTGATGTCCGATGGTTCCCTGATACGAAAGGGTCCTGCTGTAGCTGGAGCGGTTTTCGGCGGTCATCCAGCTTTCGCCCTCGTACTCTTTGGCGGTGCTCCAGGTCCTTCCGCCATCGTTGGACTCCTCCAACAAAATGTAGCTGGCGCCCAGTTCTGAAACACGTTGATTTGCGACGACGGAAATCGTTATTTCAACGGCGCCACGGTCACCCGCGAAAAGCGTGGCAGAATATCTCGTAAGATAGGAACTTGCCCGCTCAACCGCCGAAGCATGGATGACGAAGCCTGTGCAGAAGGCCAGCGCAAAAATTGCTGCACAGATACAGCGCAGAGATTTTTTCATAGTTGACTGCTCCTCTCTTATGTATAAATAGAATCAATGATTGTGATCATTTCCTGTTCGGTCAACGGTCCCGTAATAGAGCACTCACAGGTACCGTTCACCCAGGCAGCCACCCGTACATTCACATTCGACATGATGTAGTGGACAATGCCGTTTTTGGTGTACTCGATCACAGAGGAACCATCTTTTTCAAAGATGGATGAGGAAAAGGTGCCGTCCATTCGATAGGAATACATAAGGTTCAGGATGCTCTGACCGCTGCTGTAGGAGGCAGTGAATACGACCTGTCCGGTTGAAGGGCTGGCCTCCACATAGTCCAGCACATACCCCTCCGGAATCCAGGACGGGGCCAGCGGTTCAGAAATGGAGTGGGCGTCAAAAGCATCCTGAAGCGTGGGGTATTGCTCCACTTCGTAGATCAGAACCCCATCAATGTCAACGGGAACTGCGGAAACCGCGGAAGTTGCAGGGCCTGCCGGGGCAGCAAAGCGGAATGTCTCCTCCGTCCATCGCCCGATTGCACCAAACACGTCGATGCCAGCGGCCTGTGCACAAAACATAGTGAATACGGCGACGATGGCCGCAACAACGACAACTCTTGCGAAGGCTCTGCGGAAACGGAATCCATGAGATCCTCTTTGGGGAACCTCCGGTTTGGGCAAAATGTCCTCGTCGAATAAAATCGCATGCTGTGAACGGAACTTTTCCCATGACCGTTCCACATCAAAATCTTTTTCGAGAGGAGCTTTTTTGTCCAGGGCGGCCAGATAGGAGTCAATCACATCCTCATCATAGGTAAGGTCTGTCATTTCATCCATCCTGGCTTCCAGCTCTGTCAACAGCTCGTCCGCTGTTTTGTCGCACAGATGTCCTTGGATTTGAGAGACGTTGCCCTTCCCTCTGCCCGACTGGTGTGGGGCTCGTTTCTTCTCGGGCATCAT